ATTGCGCTAGGTTCTTAGAGAGAGAGGAAAGACCTATAACCTACCGTTCTCCTCCCTTCAACAGCTATCCAGAGGGAATTATCTGTGGCTATCACCAGCTACCGAAGAAAGAAAAAGACTAAAGTACCAGCTGGATACGATTCCAAGTTAGAGTACGACTTACACAACAATGAACTTAAAGATTTAGACTATCACCCATCGGAGAGAATACATTATGCTATCCCACATTTTTATGAACCTGATTTCCTCTATCAAGGAAGCCTTAAAACTATTCTGGTTGAAGTTAAAGGCCGTTTTCGTGACAGCGCCGAAGCCCGTAAGTACATCTACGTCAGAGAAAGCTTCACCAAAGAAGAAGACACCAAACAAAAAGAGTTAATCTTCCTGTTCCAAGACGGCAACAAGCCTATGCCCAACGCTAAGAGAAGGAAGGATGGGTCAAGGAATACCCACAGGGCTTGGGCTGAGAAGAATGGCTTTAGATACTATTGTTTGAAAGAGGGGTTACCGAAGACATGGCTAACAAATTTGATGTAAAGACTAAGACCTTCTTTCAGATACCCCCTAAACTGTTGGACTCTGAGAGATTTACACAAGAGTCTAATAGAATTGTGTTTATGAGCCAAGCCTTCAGCCTAAGTGACATCATACTGATCACTGAGCCTGTCATGGTAAGGGACTTACACTACACATTCACTACTAAGATAGGGCATAGCTCTGATCTAACACTGGAGTTTGAGTTCAAGCGTAAACAGGACTGTTTGATGGCGCAAAGGGAGTTGTCAAGAGCTTGGACTAGGACTGGAGAGTTTAAGTATGAAGACGTACCGTCTACAGAAGGCACCTGTCCTGAATGATGGGACACAGGGCGAGTGGAGGACAAGCGAGGTTGGTGGTAAGCCTGAGATATGGCATGACTACGACAAAGCCCTCGCTTCCTCTGAAAAGAGAGATATGTTAGAGGCTGACATGTGCTACTGGCGTGTCGAAGGCGACCAAAACTGGTAACAACACAATAAAGGATATACTATGTTTGATAAAGAAGGGTTCATTAAGTCTTATATTGAGACTTTGAAAGCAGAAGACAAAACAGAAGCTGATCTTACCAAGGTAACAGCTACCCTACCACAAGATGCAGACGCTGAGTTCTATACAGGCATCATTCAAGAGCTTATCTTTGCTCTTAATGAGGCTGAAGGTGACTTCGCTGAAGAGATCAAGCGTCTTGAGAACACAGCATCCCTCATGTCCTTCATGTCTGAGCTTGCTGAAAAAGATTCCAACACTGAAGTGTCTAAGGATGCGGACGATGGATGTCAGACAACAGAGGAAGTTGCTACTGACAGTGTTGCTGCCGAAGCTACTGTAGCTGAAGCAGAGAGCGTAGCTCCCGCCGAAGAAGCGAAAGCGGAGAAGACCGAACAGTAATTATTTACTGCATAGGCAACAGGGGAGGGTGGCGCATGGCTGCTCTCCCTTTTTTACCTCTATAATTTAGGATATACTATGTCAGACGTATACTCATTTGAAACCAAACGTAAGCAGTTAAGCCCTGAAGCTCTGTTAAAGAATGCAACAGAAGAAGGGCAAAATAAGGTACTCATCGTCTCTTTAAAAGATAATGGCTATGTGAAGGTTTACTCATCAGACGGCATAAATCCAGCTGAACTCCTATACATGGCACACACTGCTGTGGAAATGGCAGGCGGTGGTGCTCTTGAAAGCGAAAACACAAAAGTGTTTAATGAAGACTTTATTGAATGATAGAAACAAAAAAGCCCCGCACTAGAATCAACTAGCCGGGGCTTTTCTTTTTACTTACCAAAGATTTCTTTCATTCTCTTTGCCATTTCATCTTGCCGCTTCTTGATAGCATCCCCTGCTCCGCGAGCAAGCCCACTACCGGGCAAATCTTTAGGCGTAGTCTTCTTTTTCTTAGCTTCTGGCTTAGCCATTACATTCTCCCGTTACCCATGCGATTACCAAAGTACATACCCATTACCCAAGCAAACATATCAGTGTGCCAAGGTGTTATGACCATACCTTTAAACTCTCGCCAAGCAGTTGTCGTTGTGTCAGAGGTAAAGGGCCAAAACCCTGTATCTATGACATTATAGCCAAACCAAATGGATGGTTGCATACCTTCATTAAGCACATCAATAGGGTATAGGTACTGATACCACAAGGGAGCAACAAAAGGCAGGACAATAACACAGATAGTCAGAGCAATAGCTATAAACCTACGTGTGAACTGAAATCCTGTGTTGTTGTACTCCCTAGCATCCCTAGTTACCTGAGCCTTAGCATTCAATGCCTTTAACTCAGCTTCTCTTAGCTCCTTATTGCCCTGCATCTTCATGGCAATCAGCTTAGCTATCCAAGAGAAGACCATACTGCCTAAACCAATAACTAAACTGGAAGTCAACATCAGCCCCCTCCAAGTACCTTAGATAATATACCCGGCACTCCTGCCAATTGCCCTACAAGCAAGGCTATAACCACAGTAAGCCTAGTCTTGAGACTGTCCACATCTTTAGATACATTCAACAGTCTCTCATTAAGGCTGTCCCTCCACGAGTGGAACTCCCCTTTGAGCACATCTAGTGAGTCGCTCAGGACTCTGATCTGAAAATTTGTTTGAAGCTCAAGTTCCCTCAACCGTAACTCATCTTCCACACGCCTACCCCTTGTGTACCCTAGCCCCTCTGCAATTAAATCAGAAGATTCCGTATGTTGGGTCTTTGCTGGCATCCTCGCCTCCTTCTTCTTGGTCTTGAACAACCACAGGAGCTTCTTTCTCTACTGTACCTGTTGCTCTCTCTAAGAATTGTATTTCTTCGGGAGTCCAATCCTGCTCAGTACCTCCCTCAACAGATTCTTCCTCCTCTTTAGAGGCAGCCCCCTCTTTACTAGCGTTAAGTACAGAATCCATCCAAGCTTCTTCTTCTTTGCTAAACTCAGTGTCCTCTGTAACACCCTCTGTAGGCTCCTGAGAGGCCCGTGAAGGGGTAGTAGCGTTATCCCTAGCATAGCTAGCAATACCCTCAAAGAAGCTTGACATGTCGAACTGAGACACCTTCTCGACGGCTTCCGTAGCCCCACCCACTACTGTTGAGGCGATCTTAGCACCAACAGGGTCACCCTTGAGCTTAGCTACGTAGTTATCTACAGCCAGTTGAGTATTAGGGCCATCATAGCCATCAGTTTTTGCACCTACAAGGTACTGAGCTTCACTAATCCTTCTAGGGCCGTAGTCATCTCTGAAATCTCTAAGATTGTCTAAGATACCCGGCCAGTCATTCTCTTTTAATTGTCTATTAAAGTTAACTAAGTCGGGGTGTCCGGGTTTATACTGGAATAAGACAGATGTTGTGACAGTTTGTTGTTCATCTGTTAAGTCAGACCAATCATTCCCTGAAGTGTTGTTCTTATTGTACCAAGATTTAACACCCTTCAGCACTTCTCCCTTGACAATGGAGGTAAGCTCTTCTGCCTCGTCATTGTCCAGCTCAAGAGGGTTAGCCGCTAGGTATTCCTGCGCCTTCTCTTTCTTCTTGCCAAAGTAAGCAGACAGTTTAGTCAGTGTCTTTGCAGGAACCCCCATCTTTTTGAAACGAGCCTCAGTCCACTGCCCAAGGTCTATTCCAGACCCTACCGTTACGCCACTCTGCCCTTTAGGGGTGCCATCCTTGTTCTCCGGGACGTATAGGGCTGTCTCAAACCCTTCTTTCTCCCTTATAAACTCCCAGTCGATAGCCATAGTTACTCCCCCCTCTCCATAGACCGACGACGGACTTCTTCATACATAATATCGAAAGACTTAGTGAATCCCTCGGAACTATCTGCTAACATCTCATCATACATAGTGCGAGCCTTGTCTTTCTTACCTTCTAAGATAAGGCCACCGAATTTCTGTGCTTGTTTGAGTGCAGCTTGAGTAGACTGCCTATTAGTAGAGGCATTCCTAGCTGAAGTGATAGCTTGAGTAGCTGTTAGGTTCAAGTCTTCAGCAGTAGTATCAAACACGGCTCCCCACCCATTCTTGACCCCTTTGAAGAACTGGTCAATCTTAGGTAGAGCTTCATTGATCTCTCTTAGGGTATCAATAGCATCGGATCGTAGTGAACTAGTACCTACCTCACCAACACCATACTGATTGTTGAACTTAACCCCTACAGAGCCATCTGCTCTATTGTACACATCGAAGGCACCTTCATGCTTGGCCATTTTCTCTCCAATAGCCTTGTATACAGAGGGGAGGTAAGTCTTAAAGTCTGCCTTAGCATTCTGGATGTTCTGTGTAGAGCTATTCCTTGGAGCTTTACTGAACACAAGAGAATTGAGCTTAGTTAGCTTTCCTTTCCTTCGCAACATGTCGGTAAGAGAGTTCTGAGAGTCCTCACTACCCTCTTTCATAATCTTAACACCAAGAGGGTCAAGCATAGCTTCCTCTTCCTCACTAAGATCGTCATCTCCCGCCAATACCTTAGCTGTCGTAGAGGCCAGCATAGCTTTCAGCTCTTTAGGCCCTGAATTAGCAATACCTTGGAACCTCTTTAGGATAGGGAACTGATCCATCATCTGCTTACGCTGTGTCTCGTTAAGATCATCACTGTTTAGCTTAAAGTATTGACCTACTGCTTCTTGCCCACCAACATCAGAGATGATCTGGACATCCATCATAAACTTATCTCCAATCTGTTGACGGAGACCAGCCATACGACTAATACCTACCTCAGTTATCCTATCTACTCCTACAGATTGAATCAAGGTATTATAGCCATCGTACCTAGAGTTTACAGAAGACTCAATACGCTGGAACTCAGGGCTTGTTATGTCCCCTTCGTAGTTATCTCTTAGCGTACCTAAGAACACCTGCTTACGAGCTTCGATCTGGTTACCAACAATGACGTTATCAATAGGCTCTCCCTCGACACGGGCTGTCTCCATGTCTACCAGTATGCCTGTCAAGGCTTCTTCCGAGTCCATCTTAGACAGATCAGAAACAAACTCTCCAGAAGAGATAGCTCCAAGTTCTCTCGAAGTATTCAGTGACTCTAGCTGGTCTGCTCGTCTGTCTGACAACAGAATCTCTTTACGAGTGACACCAAGGTCAGTCCCTAGATAGGTAGACTGTGCCATAGCTCTGTCATTCACATCGTCCAGATACTTATTCTTGCTATTAGCGGCAACATCAGCCCTAGAGGGGAAGGAGTTGAAATACTGCTGTGCTCCAATAGATTCTATATTGAAACCAAGGACACCAGAAGCTGCTTGCCTCATCTGTCTAGCAAACATAGGCTCTTTGGCTATACGTTTACGAAGACCAGAGGCTGCGAGTAGCTCTGCTCTATCTTGTGTCATTTGACCAGAGCGTACTGCACTTGAAAACATCTTCCACTCATCTTCTGCCATCTGGACAGAGGCAGGCTTAGGAGCGTCAGCTGGATCATCTTCACCCAGCTTCTCAGCCTCAGCTCGGGCCATGTCTATGTTGCCCAGCTCTTCATCTACTAGCTCTTTAGCTCTATCAACAGCCACTGTCTTAGAAGCTACGTCCAGTGCATTTGTGGCTATCCCAGACAGCCCCTTAACAAGCTCACCGGCAGAGGGAGTATTGTCTTGGACAATGGCTTGGTTGCCAATGCCCCCTTGCAAGCTACTCAGTTGATCTGATTGTATAAATGCCATATCTTACTATTCCTCTGCGTTAATACCAAGACGGATTGCCTTGCTTCCGAGTAATGCCTGCATCCAAACGGACAGGTCATCAGCTGTTGTGTTCTTCATCCTCTCTACGTACTGCTGGATAGTTCTATCTCTTACACTAGTACCAGTCATACTCCTGCCTACACTCTCCATTACCTGACTTCTTTGATCAGGGTCTAGGACTCCATAGAGAATACTTATGGACATCTTGTGCTCATCCCACTGCGTCTCTGTGTAGTCTCCAGAGGGGTGTGCTGCGGCAAAGCTGTTCAAGTTAAGAAGTATGTCAGTAGTGATCTTGTCTGGCAGTGCATCTAGGTGGCGTACACGAGCCATCAACTCATAAGTATCTGTTACCTTGGTTGGCTGAAACCCTACTGCTTGCCCTATGGCCTCCGAGAAAGAGAACCCTTTAGCTACCAGCTGCCCAGACCTAGAGTAAGCAGCATTCAGTTTATCCATGATGTAAGCTTTCTCTAAGTTGTTATAACTAGAGATACTCTTAAATACAGGAGAAACCAGAAGCTTACCAACGTCCTCAAAGTCTATGTTTTCCATGTTAGCTAAGGTAAAGGGACGCAGCTTTCTTGTGAAGTCATCGTAGAACCTCTGTCCTGTAGAACCGAAGGCACCTAGAGCTTTCTCTGTAAGAGAGGACTCTTGAATGAACCAGTTATCTACAAAGTCTGACACACCTTTCAACAAAGAACCACGACTGGACACTTCAACATCCATACCGAATAGTTGCATTGTTGTAACACCCCAAAATCCATCATTCAATGCTTTGAATAGCTTAGGATTCTGTTCTATGTCTTGCTGCGTCATACCAAACACTTCTGTTGCCAGCATGTAGGGCAGAGATACCATTGGAATACCTGCTGTACCATACAACGCTAGTTGTCCAAGCATCAGTCTTGATCTATCTGCTGTTTTGAAATGCCCATTAAGCCCTGTCATGGTTTCAATAGATTTAGTAGTCACCTGAAGGAACTGTGTAGGCAGGGAAGGTAGACCCTTCTGCCAAGAAGCACCAGCAGCCTTAGACATGTTAAGCATTATGTTGTTAGCATCATCTATTACGTCCTTCAACTCAGAATCTGACATCTTTCTAACAGACTTCAAACCCTTCGTGTCCTTCCAACGCTCTAAAGCTGTAGTGAAGGCCATACGTCTGTTGAATAATTCACCCTGCCTGTAGAACATTAGCCCTTTGTCAGCAACTGACTTGATTACCGACATAGTCATGCCATAACCCTTGGTAGCAGCAGCGTGGTCAGCTGTTTGCAGTACAGAGTCTTCATACCCTGTCTTTAACCACAGTTTGTGCATTGCCTCAAGCTCATCCTTGTCCATCAAGGAAGCCTTAGCAACCCTAGCATAACGCGTAGAGTCCTTCGCTCCGTATCCCAGCATGGTCAGACCCCCTGAGTTTCTCAAGGTCTGTGTCATGTACTTACCAAAGCCTAAAGATAGGGAAGTAGCGGCCCCCTGTGCCTGTATCCACATGTGTGCAGGGTTAAGCATACCAAGTAAAGAGTGAAAGGCTGTCGCTCGTGCTGCTGATACAGGGTCTTTATCTTTCAAGTTACCCAGAACCTTAGCTGTTCTCTTCATGTCCTTAGCTGCTGTGAAATCATACAGCCCTGCCATGACATTACCAAAGAATTGCTCTGAAGGTGTCGGGAAGTTCTGCCAATCTCTTATCTGATCGAAGGCCCTGTTAAGAAACCTCACTTCAGGGCTAGATTCTGAGGCTTTAGGGAGTCTTTCAAACTTCTGGATACGAGCTTCCTGCCCCTTAGCCTTGAATATATCGTTAGCTGTGTTAATCCAACGCTGCTCAAGCCCTAAACGCCACTGATTCATAGCTGTGTAGCGAGAAAGGTTACCTACGTTACGGATCAAGGAGTCAAAGCTGTTCACTCTGTTCGCTCTGTCTCCCTCTAGGCCAAACAAGATGTCGTCTTGTGCCCTTGCTCCTGTGTACAGACCATTAGTCCCGTGAGATACCTCACCTGCGGCTGCTGATATTGTCTCTTCTTCTCTGTCAGTCAACCGGATGAACCTTTCTTCACCAGCCTTTCGGATAGAAGCTTCTTTAGCAGCCCTCTCCGCAGGTAACAAGTCTCTCTTAGCTAAGTCATCTAACTTACTAGCGATAGACTTCTCAATCAAGTCAAGACGGAATGTCTCTGCGTCTTTCTTATTGTCAAAGAACCTTAAAGTATTCTTAGTAAAGTATTCTTTGTTACCATCAACAGTACGGGGGACTCTCTCTTTAACAAAGTGAGCAGCATCCTCGTAGATGCGAGGGACATATCCTACCTTCCTACTAAGAACCTGTGCTGGTAGGTCACCTACGTCTTCCTTGTTAACAAGAGCAAACCTATAGATACCACCATCAACACCTACCTCGTAGGGAGTGTCCATTCTCACCAGTACCTTACCTTCTGCATAAGACTGAGCCATGTAGTCAACATCAACAACATTAAAGTCAACTATCTCATCAAGCTCTGCGTCATATACATTGTTAACACCCTTACTAGACATAGATGCACGAGCAGTAACAGCGTTATCGTAGGTCTTGCCTACAGCGGAGTCTCCATTACGTGAGAAGTTCACATTGCGGTAGTTAAGGGTCTGCATCTCAGCCCGCTTCTCGTTGTTACGGATGTTCCACAGGTTGTTGTACAGTCTGTTGACCCTGTAGTAAGCAGAGATTTCACTCTCTGTCTCAAAGCCAAACTTAGTACGTAGCTCATCTCCTGTGAAAACAGCTCCCCGTGAACCATCTGCGTTCTTCCACTCATCTCCTTCACGTAGAGCTTTGTCTACCTTGGCAAGAGAGGCTTTGTTCCCCGGAGTAGGCATCAAGCCAATAGGCTTCAAAGCTTTCTTAGTTAGGTCTGTTAGCTTCTTATTGATACGAGATGTTAAGTAATCTACACGCTGCGCAGTGGCAACATCTTCCTTAAACATATTCTTTGCGAAGACTGTTGGACTCCCTATGAACTCACTGATAATACCTGAAGTAGACTGCCCAAAGTGGCCAGCATTATCCAAGCTAAGGTTCATCTTGTATGTCTGTTCAGTTAATTCCCCAGACTCGTCAAGAACTTGATATTCAAAGCTTGTGCTTTGCCCATCTCTTGAAACAATACGTATGTTTTCTGCTTTCTCATTCTGGAACTTCTGTTGTACTGCTTCTTCTAGAGTCTTACGATACTTATTAGAGACAGTTTGTTCTTTTAAGAACCCCTCTCCCTTTATAATATCAGAAGAAATAGAGTCAGCCTCATCAAAGTATTCACCAAGCTTCTTAACTACTTTAGTAGACATCCCTCCTGTGCGCCCTACAACCTCCATAGAGGTATCATAAGGCAGAGCGTTGGCTGTGGCCGTCAACTCGTCCAGACCCATGCTCTTGGCGATGTCAGGGTCTACTATGGCTATTGCTGAAGCCTCCTCAGCAGCCTCGTGGTTCTTCAAAGCCTTTAAGGTCTTCACAGCGTTGACAGAACCCTTAGCTCCCTTGAGGGCAAGCATAATACCGTACCCTACACCTGTAGCATCAAGGACATCCCATACAACTTCACCACCACCCCAACGATCAAAGTCTACATCCCCTAAAGGATCAAGGAACTCAGTCAAGAGTCCTACTGCATCTACATTACCTACCTTATCTTCTAGTTCTTTCTTCAAGACAGGTAGCATGGCTACTTGATCTTCAACAGAGTAGTCTTGGAAGGCACGAACCATCCCTTGAAACGCCTCCTTAGCCCCGAAGTATTCTCCGGTAACCTTGGCACCACGAGCTGATTCAAGGAAAGGAATAAAGAACTGTTTACCCAGCTCTAACCCTTTATCACCAAGGTCTAAATCACCTTGCCACTTGTTCAGCATCTTCCACATCTTGATCTTGCCAGCTTCATACTCGGCATTCTCAAAGGTACTACCAGCGCCCATAGCTGACTCTGTAAACTGTAAGTCCACATCAGCCTTACGCCCTTGTAGCTGCTCTGACATACCAGAGATGAGAGCAATCTCTTGCCCAACATCTCCTGACTCGCCAGCTGGGTTAAGGACTAGCTGTTCCTCTACATCTCTTGCATCTTCTTCTGCCTTCCTTGCAGCCAAGCCCTGTGCTGTGCTCTCTGGGTCAATATCTTTAGAATACTCTAAGAAGTTCTCTGCTATAGGAGTACCATTAAGGTAGTTGTCCATGAAAGCAGACTGCATAGCTAAGAATTGCCCTTCTCTCTCAGAGGTAGGGGAGAACCTTGTGTTTTCTACAGGGGTATCCTCTACTTCAGGTGCTACCTGCATGTCTACAGGGGTATCTTCTATCTCTGTAGTCTCAACTACTTCTTTACTTTGATTTGGCTGCATGTTATTTCCTATTGACTGTAAGCGGCGTATGAATTGCCAGCAGATTGTGCTGTTTGCCCAAGACCTGAATACAGACCAGCCTTCCTTTGCCCTTCCGCCATTATGTTGGAAGCATTCTGTCTGTAGTTAAAGACTGACTGCTGTCCACGACTCTGTGCTTGGGCGAAGCCTGAGTTAGCCCCTACCTGTGCAGAGATACCTGCTTGTGTACCTGATAGAGCAGAGGAACTACCCACTTGAGAGCCTTGCTGTGCTTTGTTCCTTGCTTGAGCTACCCTAGCCTGCGCTACAGCTCTACGTCTATCTCTTGCAGCAGCTACTTGAGAAGAAGCTGATGCTGTACGGTTGGCTTTCTCTTGTTCTCTTCCTGATTTTCTTGCGGCTTTCTTTTGTTCAAAATAGCTGGCTGTTGTACCAACGGCAGCAAGACCTGCACCAACTGCTATAGCTACTGTGGCCATATCACTCTCCTAGAAGCTTACTGTGGATCACGACGTTCTTACTATAGCCTTTAGCTTCTGCAAAGTTATCGTGGTATGTTGTAGGAGGGAGGACTATAGCCAGCTTGTCCACCCCTTGTTCAGCAAGTAGTTGCTCTATCTCGTCAAGAACCTCTCCTGCATACCCCTTGTCTCTTATATCTTTTCTCAAGGCTAGATGATCTACTGTGGCATTGACCTCTCCCTTCCTTAACAAGTCAGGGGTTATAGAGACACTACAATACCCTACAAACTCTTCATCTAGCATAAGCTGTAATGCTGTTATGCTGTTTGCCTCTATGAGTTCTTGATACAAAGCTAAGTCCAGTACCAGCTCCCTACTTGTATTACAAAGAACTGAGGATTCCTTATACTGGTTATGCATGAACTCTCTGCGTTCTTCATAGAACAAAGCAAAGTTGTCTATATACTCTACAGTAATCATAATTCAACCATATAAAGAACCGCAAGACCTGTTACTTTACAGGCTGTGCCGGGGGGTGATGTTAGTTTAATAGACAGGGCAGTACCTCTGCCCCTTATTCTATTCTTTGTTGTGATTATATCTTGCCCATAGTTCCAAGGGTCATCCTCGTCTTGGGGTGTGTATAATCTGTTAAGTCTGTACAGTTCTTGCTCTCTGTCTGGATAGTTTTTCCAATCCCACTTGTAAGACATGAGGCAAGAGTCTGTTGTAACTGGTGCAACTTCTGACATATTTAACCTGCCTATTTATTTAGAAAGAGGAAAGAGGGGATAGGGTCATATCCTCCAAAGTCTGTATATACCACTGTGCCTATCTCATCCATGCTTTCTGTGTCTCTAACAGAGGACACTTGCGGCAACCCCTCTATACCTTGCCCATATTCTCCTAAGTAAAGAAGTCTTTGATCTGTGCTGTGTCTTATAGAAAAAGAGTTATTATTGAGATACGGTTTATTTTCAATAGTATGCAGTTCTCTGAGGAGTCCGGTATTCAGATCAAGGCTCATATATGTGTATTCTAAGTTATCTCCTTCTTTATCATATACAAACACAAACTTATGAAACTCCGATAAGTAGGTAGAGCCGCCGTCATTAGGGACAGGGATTCCTCCCATTGGTGGGTAGTTTTCTCCACGGCGTTCAGCTTCTAGGTAAGTTAAAGAGGTCTCATGTAGCCTTGTTCCTGTGTTTACATCTAAACCTACATAGTCTCCAGTGTTCCCCTCCATGTATTTTTCAACAGAGTTAGCGGGGCTAACGCCGTTGTCTGGATCAAAAGATTTGAAAGGTAAGAAGAGTTTAGTAGAGTCTTCGCTCCAAAGCGCGATCCCTGATAAGTTCACAGTTGTTGCTGCTTGGTCTCTGTGAACCAGACTACCTGTCTCTCTGTTGTAGACAGAGACATAGTGTCCAGAGTTACGGGTACCCCAAAATCCTTGCTCTTGTTCTATAAAGTTATCAGCAGGCCAACTCCCTTCATTTACGAATGTGTAAATCAACCCACTGCTTTTAGAAAAGTAGGCTACATACTTATCGTCAGGACTAACAGAGACGCAGTCCCCTATAAGAAGAGAGGACTTTGGAGGATGCTCCCCAAAATTAGAGGCGTTCTCATCAAGATCAGGGTCTCCGTACTGAAGAGGGCGAAGAGCTTGCCGACCTTCTGTAACACCAGAACTTGTATAGTTCTGGCCGTCTACCGAACTTAGGGTTTCCCTAAAAGAAAAAGAATTTGTAACAATAAATCCTGAACCGTCTTCTTCGGCGGAGGTCTTTATGCCTTGAGTATATACTGTATATATAGTATTTCCATCAGATGTTACTGCAAGGCTTAGCCGAGAAACTCCAGATAGATAAGGCGCAGGTTTCTTAACAAACTCTTTAGTAAACACAACAGTCCATGTAGCTGTGTCCACTACTGTTACTATAGCAAAAGGATCACTATCCAGTGTCTGCTGGAGAGAGTCCTCTAAAAATATAAGCTTAGAGCCATCCTTGCTTATGATAGGGTAGCTTTTTATGCTGGAGTCAGCCGGTGCTTCAAACAGTTTTGTTTGCAGGGTCTTATCCCACACAGCAAAAGGCTGAAAAAAGGTTTCTTTAAAAATCCAATCTTTCCCCGGTACATGGTATAGATTACCAGCGCCAAATCCTGTATACTCTATTTCATTAACTACAAAACCTGTGTCTATTTCATAAATAGTGAGAACAGTATTCCTATTAGAATTTTGGGTATACACATATAAGTATACGCCGTCTTCTCCAGCAGTTATACTTAGTACATCATCATCTGTTTGATAAATGCCTGAGAAAAGATTGTTAAGAGAGGCGTTAGGCAGGGTCACAAACTCTTCATTCTTGTGCTCTTGAAAAACTAAACCTTTATAGTTTCTCCCAAGAATAGACATTACAGCTCCTTTACTAATAGGAGGAGCTATTATTTTAAGATCGTTAGGGACGCGCTCCAAATAAGCTTTAACAACAGCGGCCTGCTTACTATCTATAATCAAGTCTCCAATAGAATCAAAACCTAATTCAACAGAAGCTTCATAAGGTTCTTCAAAATCTTGGTAGTCTTTAAAGTCTGAGAAAGTATAAGGAGACAGTTTATCGGTATCGCTGTCGTGGAACATCAAAGTAAGGAAAGCCTTAGCTTCCTTTACCTTTACTTCAGAGGGTAGGGTAACTGTATTAGCCCCTAACAGCAGAGGTGCCCCCGTTGTATCAGTAACCGCTTCATCTGTTATGACAACAGAAGTGTCCAACCCTAAAATACCATCACACAGCCCGTAGTTCTCAGGGAAGTCTATCTCATACTTATAGAAAGCCCCTGTATTCTCATCAAAGATAAGAACAAGGTTGTACTTCAAAGGCTGGTAGCCTTCTTCTTTCCCTTGTGTATTGATGAAACAATATAAGATTCCCTTCTTACTGTCATGTCTAAGAAGAGAACTGCCCACAGACTCTGAGTCTAAACTATAAAAGAAATTCTTTATCTTTGGTGAGGATAAATCGTTAAGAGAAATCTCTCCTATGGAGCCTTCTGCATCCAGAGAAAACAGACCTTCTTCTGCAAACAAGTATATCCTATTCTTTGTAGCTACAAAAGAGTTCTTCGACAGTACCTTAGTATTAGATACCTTGTCTACTGTATAAGAAGTAGGGGTAAAGGAGTTAAAGTCTGCCCCTGCTACCCTCCATACGCCTTCATCTGCTAACACAAACAGGGAAGCCCCTAGAGGAATGATGCCTCTTATGTTACCAGACTCTTTGATAGAGAGCTTACCACCATCTGTAGCTAGGAGTTGGTTAACATCTTCTGTTGTTGGATCGTTTGCTTGATAGCACTTAGCAGCTTTAGTAAAGTCTTCTGTCAGTGTTTGTGAGTAGTATAACCTAGCACCACCAGATAACTCTTTCTCTACAAAGCCTGTAGGGTTTGGCCCTGTAGTTTTTGCTTTCTTGTATACAGAGTTACTTGCATACCATAATCTTCCTGCGTAGAAGCTTACTGAGGATGGGTATTCCCCCTGCACCCAAGTAGCTTCGTACCCTCCACCTTTTCTTATTACCTCTGCTGCATCTAATATATACTTACCAACAATGGGGGAGCCATTACCAAAGTAATTTACCTGAGTCAACCAAGGACTAAAAGCATTTTGAACAGATGTGTACTGCCCACCACCATGTCTAGCTGAATAAAAAGGTATTGATATTTCCGGCCAGTACCCCATCTTCTGTTTTGTATAACGTATAGGATCAACATTAGCAGACGCCCCTGTGTCCAACTCTGATGAGTGAGCAACAGCTGTTCTGTTTGGCCAACCTGCATTCAATAGATTGTAGAGGTGCCAAGCGCCTATACTGCTATCTGTAGATCGCTCAAGACCTGTAGATTTGTCTGTTGGGCCTACCCACAAGTCAGTGTCTCTTACCTGTAACTCCAATCCTTCTCTTTCAAAAGTATTATTGCTTTCTTTAAAAGAAACTACTGTAGGAGAACCGTGAGGAGACACAACAAACAGTTTACCCAATGCCGATGTGAAGGAGATGCCTTCTTCATCAGACGCTTCAGTAGCCTTCAGGTAGCCGCCTGTCATTGCTACGAAGCCTAAGTAATTAGAAAAATCTATAACACCATCACTCACATCAAAGAATTTTATAAAACTATTGGCGTAACCGACAACAAGAAATTTCCTATTTATATTATTCCCTACGTTAGTCCATATAAAGAAACTAGGAACCGCAGTAAGACGGGCATTGAACCAAGAAGCATCATATAAGCTTGGTGTCCCTGTTAGTTGTAGACCTCCACGCTTGGACAGTGTACCATCAAGCTCTATATCAAAGTTTACAATGTCTTTGACAGAACCTTCTGGCTGCTGCAAAGGACTGGCAGTATCCACCCAGCCTTGTCGGAAGTCAGCATAAACTTTTTGTAAACTTTGTCTAGCCATTATGAGATACCGTTTCCTTTGCGTCCAAACTTAAATTTAGGGAAATACGTTGCTTCAGTTCTATAAGCCTCTCGACGTAGCCTGCTGATAGAACGCGCTTGCCTACGTTCTTCTTCAATGTTCTGTACGTTGAGCAGGAACACGGAGCAAGCTGAAGATAGTGCTGATAGGTACACAGGGTAGAACTTCTTATCCATTGGGATAATAAAGTCATCTTGTTGCAACCAGCTAGGGATCACAACACCTTTGCATACTGTCTTGCTTCCTAGTAAGGAGCTAGACTCAGCTGCATCGTAAGAGTCCATTACAATATATTCATTATCAAAGGTAGTGTAGTATCTAGGGGCACTGTTGTTATTGATAAACAACTCTGTACCAAAGAAATCTACAATCTTAACATCGTCGCTGCTAGTGCTGCGACTATAAACCATTTCTAAGAACTCTTCTTGAGATAGATATTGTACTGTACGTACATCCCTATCCGCAGCCCCTGCCTCTGTAACATCATAACGAATACTAGAGATACTATCCAGATTCTCACAAAGCTTCAGGGCTGTTGGGTTGTTGTTATCAGAGACAGATAGAACTTTCACAAGGTCTTCTTGCCAAGGCCATGTACCACGAGACAGCAAGTCATAGAAAGTAGACTCGGCTTCTCTTGCTACCAAGATACTGTCTTCTGTATCATTGATAGAGTTTACAGGGTCTAGGTTAAGCTTCTCTAGTACACGCTGTACTGTATAGTTAAGAGTACGGGACATCATGTTCTCCTTATACTACGCCGTTAAGCCCGGTGCTTGTCCGAGATATGAATACAGATCGCTCTGATACAGTAGCAGTACCTTGATCTGTTTTCAAGAAGAACTGCCCACCATTAGCCTTGAACGCAGCTAGACAGTAGATAGGAAAATCCATAACAACTGTATAGGAGTCAATCTCTGTGATGTCAAGAGTAACCTTTGATAACACATTAGAGGGAGCTGCTAAGCCACCAATATCAAGCTTACCTATAAGCTTAGAAGGAGTACCAGTTACGCTGTCTATCTTTAGAGAAACAGAAACTTGATAAGTATCTCCTTCAAAGATAGGTGTTACTTTACTGGAAGCCCTATCCCAAAGATTACCGGTATCTCTAATTGCTAAAGGCAGGTAGTCTAGGGTTGTCTTGTTAGGTTCACCTTCGTCATCTATTGTCAACCTACTGTCTGCATCTGTCACTGTCACAGTAGGTGCTGTAATCAAACCGTCCTCAACAAGTTCCCAACCTTGATAGTTCAGTATACCATTACTAACTGCACCCTCAATACTGACAGTATCCCCTCCGTCTACCAAATCTGCTAAGGCTAACTGACGGAGTTCACTCTCTCCCCCGGAACTAGGGGTAATAACTTTACCTGAATCAGCCACAGTGGTGTCTGAAATGTGCTTAGGCTCATGCACTTCTGATGTATCTAAATATCTATGGTCAGCCATTAGAACCTCTTAGAAATAATTTATTAAAAAAAAGGGAGGAAGGATAATCCCCCCTCCCTTAGTCACATCTTCACATGATGTATTCTACGATCAACGTACCACTACCAACGGTAGGAGCAGTTGTAGTTGCAGTTGCTGCAACGTAAGATACTTCAGTAGCCGTAATACCGATCCAAGCACCAGCACCGACAGCGGTAGTAGTACCTGTTCCGATCAAGCCCGACTGATCAATTTCAACGCCTTCTTTATCAGTAAGACCAAAACTTACGGCTTGGTCGAAATCAACTTCAGCGATATAACGGGCGCTTTGAATAAACGCACCTTCAGGGATCAGTTCATCTTTCATACTAAACTCATCACCAACGCCACGCAGAGTGCTTGCAGCGATTGCAATCTGAATTTCTTTGGTGTTGCCTTTAGTATGGTTGTGGTTGATAGCAGTAGAGCCACCAATCACAGGGCCGAAGTTTACTTCAAGCCCATCTTCGTTAGTCCAAGCGTTTTGAGTCGCCATTGTTATTTCTCCTATATACCCTCCTCGAAAGGAGGGCTATATTAAGTAGCTCTTAGTATGCAGCTGGGTTAGTCAGGACAGTTACCAGAGACTCAGGACGATACAGACCGAAGCCGAAGCTTTCAGTTGCATAGTGATACTCAGTCTCAATGTCCTCATCGCGCCATGACTTCATACGCAATGGGCGACCAGTGGCTCCGATGAACGGCTTAGACATATCAGATGCCATGCTGAAGAACATGTTGGCTTGATAGCCAGATGTATCTGCAACAGCAGTACCATCATAAGTAGTCAGAGCGGCTTCATCATTACTGACAGTAGCCAGACGGTTAGAAACATAGATGTCGATACCATAGATGTTCTTAAGGAATCGAGTACCAGTCATGTCGCCCATACCAGTAGTGATGATGCCTTCCCACATTGGGTTGTTAGACACGTTCACGATGTTGGTAAGAGTGTTGATGATATGCTCTTGCTCAGGGCCAACTACGGCAACAAGGCCGGACATAGGTACGTTAGCTTTTTGAAGTGCATAACGTGCGTATGAGAAGTCTTCCAGAGTTAGGGCGTTCAGCGGCAAGCCATTAGCTGAGGCATCACCACCACCAACGAAACGGTGCTTAGCGCCATTGATCACGTTAGCGTCGTCTAGGGTCTGATCGTTAGCCAGTTCAAAAATCTTGGTTTCACGATACTCATCAAGAGCGCGCTTCATCTCTACCGGGGTAGCAGACAGAACTTCGTTGGCTTGGAAGGAAGTTTCAAAGAAGTGATCAGTGAATGCAACCTTGTTACCAATGAACTCGTTGATGCGGAACTTGAACTGACCTGTGTCCATGCGCTGTGAAGGCATAGATACAGACTCTTTCCAATCAGATACTTCTAGTGAACCAATAGAGTTAATCTTTAGTTCAGTAGCGATGCTGTCGGAAGGGATGTCTGAAAGAGTACGAACGAACTGTTGAGCGATAAGCTCATCACGCATCATATCTTTCATTTGTGCAGAGAAGATTTCACTGCGCTGAAGATGGGTACTACCCCATGTTGAATCAATACCAGCCATTGTAGGCTCCTTAATTATTTAAGTTATTTGTTTACGAAGAGTTTACGGAACTCACGTTGGGTATCAGCTTTCCAATACTCGCGTGGGTTCTCCCTCATTAGTCGTGAGTAGTAAGCCAAGTCTCTCTCATTATTATCTTGAGGAGTTTGTACTGTACCACGAGTAGGTTGTTGGAACGTCTGCTTAGTCCCCTCAATTCCCATAAGTTTATAGAAAGCTTGTGGGGAGTTCTTAGCAGTATCCAGCATGTAAGACACGCTTAGGCCATTAGCCTCAGCAGCTGCCTGTACTTTATCGTTTACTTGTGAGCCGTATTGTTCCTTCAGATTGCTGACTACAGAGTTGTAGTTGCTTTCCATCTTTTGTTCTTGCTCACGCTTTGAGAGGTTTTCGATAACTTTACCTACAAGAGCATCTTCGTCAAGGCCGGTATCTTGCGCTTGTGCTTCTTGATCTTTACCCTTATTCAAAACCTCTTGAATGGTCTCCATATTTCCTATGCGTTCCTTCATCTGTGCTACCATCTCTCTTGTGCTTTGGTTCTCTTCTTTAAGAGTAGAGATGAACTCATCTTTATCAGACAGACGTTGTTGCATCTTTTGGAGTTGATACTCCGGGTTATGAGTATCTACAGTCCCTTCATCTCGCAGGTTCTGGTCTGAACTCTGCTGCTGTTGGTTCTGTTTATCGTCAAGTTGGTCATCTTGCTCTTTCACAAATTGGTCAGTCATTGCATTCCTCAATCGGTCGTAGTATTTCCAAGACTTTTCTCATTGCTCTACGATAGCCTAGACGCTCTGCTTGGGTGAGCGCCCAATTAGGACTGTCGTAATTCGATGTTGCCTCGTCTTCTTTAACCTTCTCGTCTATGTCTTTATTCAAACGATGAACAAGAAGATTAAGATAACGTCTGGCAAATTTCAAATCCTCATTGACAGAAGTTACTTGTTCTTTAGAATCAAGCAATCTCTCAAGAGAGTTGGTTAAACTAAATCGGTAGTTGGTCAGCCTCATCTGGCATTGGCTCCTCGTCCAGTCCTGTAGGATCAATCATAGATTCTTCTTGCAACGAATCTTGTGCAGCCATCTGGAGTCGCTCTGACTCTAGCCTCTCAGGGATACGTCCGTAAGGTTCATAGAGATGTTCTATATCAAGAATCTCTGACCACATCTCCGCTACCCTCTTGGCAGGGAAGTGCTGTTGAACTTCAGGGTCTTGCATACCTGTCTGGTAGAACTGCTGCATCTGTTGAGCAAGCCTAGCTTTCCTTGCAGAGTCACGAGCACCGACGGGGACTACCTTGCCGTTAGACATAAGGTCTTGTCGAGTGATCTTAACAAACTGCTCAATGCCCCATTCCTTATTCAAGATACTTACAATGTCAGAGCCTACTAAGTTCTTCTTAGCTTCTTCAAGCTCGCCATTGATAAGTTCTTCAAGGAAATCTGAGAAGATATTAGTTTGATACTCGAACACCCTGTTGGCTGCTGACATCAAACGGTCTACTTCAAAGGCTGTCTTCTCTCCGGGGGTACGTATACCCACAGCTTCTCGTGGCGCTCCTGCATACAACTCCATAGCATCTTCAGTTGCTTGAATCTGAAAGTCAGCATTCAGCACTGTAGTGTCAGGAGCCAGAGGAAACACATTACCTTGTTCAGAAACAAAGTAGTGTATAGCAGCGCCCACACGCTTGATCTCAGGGTCACCTTGGAACACCATGTCAGGCTCTAGCATCTGATCGAAAGCATCAGCCTTGGCATTCTCAAGATGGTTAATGCGGTACTGCATACCCACCAAGTTGTTAAGCGGGCCATAGCCCCACAAGCTATCCGGTGTGTCTTTCCATACACAATGAAAGATGTTAGGCTTACCACTGTAAGTGTGTAACGGTTCGCTACGTATTACATACCGGCCATCAACAATTGTGATCACTCGGTTCTTCAGGTAAGTACCTGTCATCTTATCATAGATGTCCCCATAGAACTCATGGATTAGAACATGACCAGAGTTATAATACTCTTGTATGTCTCCAATACCTTGAGCTTGGAAAGACCTCTGCTTTGAGCTGTCTAGTTCAAGATGCTGGGCCACCTTGTAACGATCTTCTTTCATCTTGTTCAATGTTTCAATATCGAAGTTACTGTTACCACCTTCGATCTCTTGTTCAATCTCTCCAAGGGATTTGTAAATCTTTACAATCTTAGGAGACTCTCGGAACGATACTGCTGTTGGGTTGAACACAATATCATAAGGAGAGATACGGTAAGGACGTGGCCCTATGTAGCTAGGGATATTCTCACCGGTAATAGGGTCTTCTGAATACTCAGATACGTACTCTACACCTGCAAAGCAGTTACCGTACATCAACCAATCTGCTATGAGCTGACGGATGATACGACGGAATCCACTGAGTCTGTGCTTGGTACGTAGGTAAGCAAGGGCAGCTTCACGCTTACTCTTGCTATCTTCTTGCTGGTCATAACTAATGAACTCTAGCCAGTCGTTCTTAGGGAACAAGCTGAAGTCTGTGTTGACCAACAAGTTATTGTATATGCTGTATAACTTAGGTCTGTGTGTGCTATTAGACCATTCGTTCTGTACGTTGGTAGTCTCTTTAACTGAGGTAGCAAACACGTACTGTGTTGCCTCTGCCCAACGAGTCTCTGCTAGATTACGGGCTGACTTCCAAGTATACCACAGATTCATAATCTCTCCCGCTAGGGAGTCTGAGTCATTAAGGATGTCATTAAAGTCTGCTGTGTTTGATCCTGTAGATGCCATTAAGCTCTTCCTCTACGCCCGCCAAAACGAGCATCTGTGATTACTTTCTTGTCTGAATCCAGATACTGTCTGGACTTAGAAGGGACTTTTATACTTTCTAATGCCATGCCTAGAGCATCCACCAAGTCATCATGCGGTGGTCTTTCAAGGACTAGCTCTTCTTCAAGGACTGAAGTAAGACCATCTCTCCTGTGAAACACCGACTGCAATTCATACTTAGGGTTGACAAGAGCATACTGTCTCATCAGCTTAGACTTAGCACCGAAGCCTGCGTTGGACTTTGAATCCACTGAGATAAGACCACCAGCTTCACGAGACAATCTTTGTATCTCCTGCGCCACTAGCTTACCACCAGCGTTAGTCTCAACAACTATCTTTCTGAATCCCCACTTCTCTGACAAGCTTATTACGTTGTCGTAGTACACTTGGAAGTTAGAAGTACGGAACCTTGCTAGGTCTAGTATGTAGTAGTAGCCATCCTCATCAACTCCCACAACTGCTATAGCTGTGTAGTCGGGGTCACTCCTACCACCTGAGTTAGTAACCTCTGTCCAAGCAACGTCCATAGCGGAAGAGATGTTTAGTTTCTTTTCCTTATGGAAGACACCCATAGGTGTTACCTTGATGTGCTTAGGATCATAGTATTGAAACAAAGAACGATCTAACAAGTTGGTTGATTCATCATTAGGATCGTTGTAATACTGTGCGTAGTATTGTGGCATCTCGTTACGGGAGCGGTAGTCAGCTTGAATCATCTCAAGCTCTTGTATGTCAAACCCGTACCAGCTGTCTGTAGAATCTACATAGGTACGTGGCCATAAGAAGTTACCTGTACCGTCACCGTGGTCTTCTACGACTTCTTCCATGATCTCCCATAGAGGAGACTCACTTATAAACTCTCTTGCTACCTCATCCCATATACGATACTTGGCTCCCATCATATCTTGGTAGGCATCTTTAGGATGATACCTAGTGCCTACTGCTTTGATGGAGCCACCGGGATTAAGCACAGAGGTGCTCTGAGACAAAGACTTCTGAACTTCCTTACGACCAATCTCTGAGTAAGCGTTGTTCGGAACAACAACGTCATCGAACACCAGAGCGTCGCAGTGCAGTCCTGCGAAGTTTGATTTAACTGTCTTAACAATTATAGTGTGATCTCGAATCCCCCGAGCTTTACGTTCAGGGTGGTCTACGTTGAAACTATAAGCAGACCAATGTTCGCGTTCACCTTCTTTCTCTAAGATCATCTCTGGCCAGTACCTACGATATATAGGACTAGTAAGCATGTTCTTGATTGCGTATATCTGATCCTTTGCTAAGTCTTCACCAGCTGATAGATATACTATTGTAGTCCACGGCTTGCAAGTAATCTCCCATGCACACCATGTAGCTATGCAGTGGGACTTTAGATGGCCACGAGGTAAGAGGAGTAGCTGTCTCTTAGTTGCCTCGCCACTGGCCATCCATCGGAAGACCTTTTCATGGATGTCTCCATAAGCATAGTTATGGTTGACCAATCTAGCGAAGCTGAAAAGATCACCCTCACACGCTTCTCTTATTTGTTCTTTGGTCAACTTAGCCATGCTATCCTCTTATTTTAATTACGTTCAGTCGTTTCATATCGTCTTCAATATCTTTACGTTCATCTGCTTTCTTAACAGCTTCCCGCTTAATGTCTTCTTTCTTAGGACGGCCCTTAGTGGCTACCTGCTTGTGCATATCAATAAGCTTCTTGGCAGCAGTCACATCACCATCCTGTGCTCGTTCGATAAGAACCTTCTTACCGATACTTGCATCACGTTCATCCATGTCTTCCAGCCAAGCCTCATACCCACGGAAGGTTAGACATCCTCTCCATCCTTCAGTGAACCACTTTACTTTCTTTAAGTGATCGAGGTGCGCCTTGGCTCCAAACGCTTTGATAGCAAAGTCATACTCATCTGCACAGCTTATGAATAGATCGTAAAGGTTCTGTGTACCTTCTACTCTCTTCCTCTCTGCTAGATTGTACAGAGGCTTTTGCCCTGCCTGCTTATGACGCTTAGCTATACGTTCTTCAAAGAGACTATCAGTCCTGAAGATACCTGTTACTTCTAAATACATTGTATCTCCTTATACTTTGTAGGGGTCTTTGCTGACAATACTACTTGACCCTGAACTGTAATTAAACTCTAAGAGCTTTGCATTTGCCACAGGAAATAAGAATACACCTGTGCGCCCTAAACACATTATTAAATAATCTTCGCTGTGATGGTATGAAGGGGCGTCTTCCCTTGAGGTAGGGGAAGGGAACCCACAAGGAAAGCTGTTCTCAATAATATGTTTTGTTTCTATGAGATTCCTACGGACAACGGAAGACATGTCATAAGGGACTTCTAGGACAAGTTCAAGAATATCAGTATTCGTAGCAACATACATTTTACTTCCTGATTCTTTAAAGTAAAGTGTTTTCCCTTGAGTAGAAGTTCCTGTGAAGCTATCAGCATCAACATCCTGAACGGCTGCTGTGTTAAGGGTAATCATGTCAAAAGGAGTACCAAGAGCATACTCCTTATACGAGGAAGAGTCCATTGCAAAAACAGAAGTTCCATCTGGTTTTAGATAAACAGCGTGGAAGCCACTACCCAAGTCTCCACTAAACCCTTGGTGTGTAAAGGTGGTTAGATCAAAAGGGACAGTCCCTGTGTATAAATCTATACCATCTCCCGAATCTCCCGTCACTACAGCGGTCAGCCCGTCTTCTGAAATACGGCTTGCAAATATATACGACTCTTCTCCTGCCACATCTAGGGTATGTCCGTCTTCCCCTAAAATATAATCAGTTGCATCAAAGACGTCTGAACCAAAGGCCGTTCTGAAAATACCTTCGTCGTAGTAACCGTCCATAGTTATAAAAAAATACTTATCAAATAAGGTAGGAGAAGTTGGTCTGGCATTTGCTACGTAGCCAGAGTAGGTGAACCCGCCTGCGGCTGGAAGAATTGCCAGATGGCTATGTACAGTCTCTTTATTACTCTCACTTAAACCAGCTCCGTCAAGAGAGAACGCATATTCACCTGTCCCTTTTACAATGAGTCTTCGGTTTAAAAGGAGGTCTTCGTCTTCTGGAGGGATGATAGTTACAACTGTGTCTCCAGTAAGATTTAGCTTTACACAAGTGTTGGTAGAAAAGTCAACAGAGGCAGTTCCAACAACGTCCCCTAAGTCTTCAAACAGTCCTGAAGAGTTATAATAATTTTTAGGATCGTGTATTGTTTGCATTAGTATATCGCCTCTATCTTATCTATGTAGACATCGTTACCCATTTGGGAAAACCATACTTTTTCTTTTGTAGGGAATCTAAACATACGTAGCAGAGAGGTGTTGCCAATACTCCCTCTTACTAACAGATACCCTTTTTTATAGAAATCAATTGTCCTGACACTCCCCTCTTGCCCTATTTTTGGTAACTCTATAATAAAACTCCTAGAAGGTATACCATTATCCGCCACCTCAACAACTGTAAAATCCTTATCAGCATCCCTCTGTAAAGAGCAGAACCAATCACCAAATACATTATTAAAACAATTTGGCTCTTGGTTTTTAGTCCCCCAAGCTATAATAGTTTCACTAATTATAGAACTAAAGTCATAAGGAGTGGCGAGGACTACTACTGTATAAGCATCTTTTTCTGTTGAAGATATTGATATGAATCTTTTACCATCCTCAGAAAAATCAATACCTGAAGTATCCGAATAAGAATCGGTCACAGAAGTCTCGTACACTTTTGTTCCAGCACTCGCTGTTGTAAGATCAAAGGGGGTTGTAAGGACATACTGGTAGACATCAGATAGACCTGCTGATGCTTTTTCCCCTACAAACATAAGTAAGCCGTCTTTACTAAAAGTAATACCGCCATTTAAATCGTAGGTCGTAGGATGCGTTATAGTTACTTCTTCTGGAGTTTGTGCAGATGTCAAATCCCAAGGGGTCGTTAGAGAGAATTGTTTTGTCTCATCTACGTTCCCTACGTATAACTTTTCTCCATGGGGAGAAAGTTTAACAAACCACACTGAACTCTCAAGGGCTGCTGTATCTAAAGTATTGTAAGGGAGTTCCTCATACTTAGTTGTATCAAAGATAGCAGGTAAATTAAAATCCCTTGCGTTCTTTACCTTAGAGGAGAACTTGTAAGGTCTTCGTCCTTCGTCGCTCTGTAGTACAATACTTCCTTGACTGAATGTTGTTGGACTTGTCACAAAGTCTACAACTACATCATCACTCTCTAAGTTAATTACAGAGTTTCTGGAGATAGCTATATTGACAGCAGCTGTTGTTGTGGCACTTTGTATGGAGGTACTTACGCCTCCACCACCGCCACCACCACCGCCCTCTGCTGGTCGGAAGTCCGACAAATTACTCATACCAATCTCCAGTCATTAGCAGCGGAAAGAAACTTAAAGGTAACAACCGCGCCTTTCTTATCTATAGCTAGGTCTTCTGCAAGGCCCATGATAGTGTTTCCATTACGGCCTACAGTTATATTGTTAAGGTCTGCGTTACCTGCATCATCTACAATAGTAACTTCTTCTTTGTCTACAGGGGAGGTAGGGAGGTTTCTTGATACAGCTGTTGTACTGTCAGCTAACCAAATGCTCCAAGAAGCAAGCTCTCCTGTCTGGTCTGTAGAAGTTGTAGTTATTAGTTGATACTGGATATGTGGATTAGTCGCTGCAACGTGGGCGGCTATGTCCGGGGAAGGTACTACCCAAGCAGTCCCTGAGTAAACGTACAAGGCTTCTAAGCCTGTATCAAAATACAGGTCACCGGCATCAATAGCATTCCCAAAGGGGTCTACTGTAGGAGCTGTTCCCAGCGGCCCATAGTATGTTCCTTTGAAGTCTTCAAATAGGGAGTTAGTATCTTCTCTGTACCCAAGAGCATTACTTTCTGAAGTAGCTGCATTACTCTCACTGGTAGCAGCATTACTCTCACTTGTAGCAGCATTGCTTTCTGAAGTAGAAGCAGCCTGTGCTGAGTTCTCACTGTCACTTACTGCTTGGTCTACCGCTGCTATGCTTCCGTATATGTCCAGAGCATCTTGTGCAGACTGTGCTGCGGCATTCTCTGAGATCAAAGCTTCAGTAGCGGAGGTAGCACTATCAATAACCGCTTGCTCTACTTCCTGCAAACTTCCATATAAAGCTATTGCATTTAAAAGAGTTTGCTCAGCGTTGTTCTCTGAAGTAAGTGCATTGGAAGCTGAGGTAGAAGCTGAAGAAGCCGAACCAGCTGCGTCGTTCTTGAATCCTTCTGCTTCGTTTCTATAACCAAGAGCAGCTGTTACAAGGTAAAGCATCTGTGTTGAGAAGCTAGAAGCTAGATCATCAAACCTTCTTTTGTTAATAGCTTGATGTGGTTCTGTTGCATCTGCAAGATTGTCAATGGTGTTAAGCCCCATGTCCAATGCAGCAAGCATCTCATTACCAGCTCCACCTTCACGGTTAAGAGCTTTGTTCATTGCATCTTCAATCAAAGTATTGTTAGAGGTATATGCAGAAGCTGTAAGATAGCCTGTAAGAATATCCTTCAAGTCTAAGGGGACACCCATTATTAAATTCCTTGCTCTGTTTGAAGTATTGGTGTAAGCCCTAGAGCTGCAAATGTTTTGAAGGCATTAAGATTACCTTTGTAGATAAGCTTATCCATGTAAATTCCTATACGTATAGTTTAAATAATTAACAGACGGTGATCAGCCGTATGTGAGGATAAATCCTATTCATCTTTACATCTTTATACAATTCTTTAGTCTTTATCTTTGTTCTTGTGAGTCGTATTGATTTAAGATAAATCTTATATCTTGTAACTCCTATATAGTATATACGTATAAGTTTCAAAAAAGATTCAAATAAATAAAAATAAATATTGAAACTAATTAAAAACTAGCTGAATGTAAAGAAAAAAGAAAGTAAAAGCTGTTCGTCGTCAAGCTTCAGTAGCTTATCGTCTGACTTTACTCGTCGTACATCAAGAAAAATTTATCTTCAGAATTTTTTACAGCAATTTATTGGGGATGGAATGCATGTATAGGAACCCCCCTTACCCCCTTGCCGCCCCTTTATATATTACATGTGGGTAATAATCTTTTTATTGGCATGGCGCTTACATGTTATCCTAAATGAGAATGATTCTTATTAGTATAAACCCTCACAACATTACACCTATGTAACCTGCGCACACTTGGCATACTATATGCACACAGTCACCATACTATATGCACAATGCAATCATTAGCTTCCTAATCGACGGCCTTCCTTTATACACCAAACAAATCTATCTCTTGTTACATTTAGTTACATAAGTTTACACTTCGTTACACTCTTGTTGTATACAGTTACATTCTTTTCAGTCATCATTCACCCATCGAATCACAACCACTAGGTAGGACATACTACATGTACAAGGTAACAATCGTTTATATTAAAGACTTTGAAGAGTATCAGGTTCCAGATGGGAATGGTTCTCATTACCATACAGATGATAAGGAAGACGCGGTATCAACCTGTAAGGTTATACATGGTGCTGATGTACTTATAAAGCATAGAAGAAAGTAGTTGACAACTGATAGCTACTATTGTAATGTGGTGGCTATAGGATGTTAACTAGCAACAAGCGACGCCGTGAGAGATAAACACGTTAAAACTTTAATCGCTTGGTTAGTGTACTAGTGTATACTGTAAAGGTTGAGCTAGTACGAACATTAAAAAAGTGTAATTGACATTCGAGAGAGAAGTATATACTATGGCTAACAGTAACGTGAGAAGCTCCGCCTATAAAGCGGCTGGCAGTTGGAACACATGGGGCAAGGTATCGACTGGCAATAATCATATTGTTATGGATGCTCCCAAGCCTGATCATATCATAGAGTTTATTAAAGATACGCAAGACAAAAACGACGCGTATCACTTGTTAAAAGCAGAACTACGTGATACACTGAAACAGGGTTACGATGAGTCACTTGTAACAGTGGTAGCAGAAGGCAAGCGAGGAGCAAAAAAGACAAGCAAAAAAGTGTTGACACAACGAAAGAAACGTGAGACAGTAGCACCATCGAAACGATTAAACAGAAAGGAAAAAAGAGAATTAAAAAAGTAGTTGACAACTGATGTGACACCTGTTATCATGTGTCACATAGGATGAGAATTACAAGACGCCAACAAGTCTATAAACAGTTGGACAGTACGGGCCTGTAATGTTTGGTAGCCTAATCCAAACCGCCTTGAGTCTACATACAATTAGGAACGCTAACAGCACGCGAGATAATGACAGCTATCAGGTAACAGTGAAGCTTGTCAGTAATCGCAACCAAAGCGCGGCTCTGAAAAGAGTCATGGAACGCCGGTCTAACTAGCTCAGTGCTGCCGGATAAGATTCCTCAAGTAAGAGATGTGGTCATCTATTGACAGTGACGCGGTGTCACAATGCGGGCTAGTATATACTACTAGTTCCACCACACTACCAAACAGGGCCACCGCTTTACGCCCTGTGCCACAATCCCGAAGGTTGCTATCGGGTAACAGGCTCCCAACCAACGGAGCTGTGTTCTGCTAGCAGTGTAGTAGGGATTGTGAATAAATAAATACCCATTGTGTTATAAATTGAATGACAGCGTAGAACGTAGGGCAGTTGTCATTCTCTTACCTATAGTCCCTTTCGGTAGGTGTGGCGTACCTTTTAAAATCAATAGCCTTAAACCTTAGATAGCAGCCCGTTAGTATATACTATAGCGGGCTGTTTCTTTTCCGTAATGTATCCTAATTCGTAGGGTACATCATCGAAAGGATATACTATCATGCGCCAACTAATGAGTACGCCAGAGTTTCGTCTACAATTCAGCCGCCTAGCAGGTAATGAAAAGCTGACACGTAATGCAATGCAAAACTTGATTGAGGACGCATTGTTACAAGCAAGCCCGGTGACTGATGGTGGTCATGGTAGTTGTAACCGTCTAACTATCATTGTTCAAGGCTTGACAGGCATTAAGTCAATGCCAACCCGTGTTATTCAGCGTTACATTAAAGCCTGTGCTGATGTTAAATGGTGTGCGTTGAAGGACGGGACGAAAGGTTACAAGTTTAATGATAAGCCAGCCGTAACCATGCCAACCGAAACGTATTGGAATTGGGAGGGTAACGAGAATAAGTCTGCCAAGGTGGACGTCGATGTCATGGCAAGCCTTAAGCGTATCAAACAACAAGCGGCCACAGCTCACAAGAAAGGGGGCAAGGTTGAGCACGAGGAACTACTGCCAGAGATTGACAAGCTTATCGCAAAGATGAAGGGAGTGTATGCAACATGCTAATCATCCCCTATATCAATGCTTTAAGTGGGCAAGCTTCAGCTTGTGTGATACTGACTGATGCCGTGGTGGTGTATGAAGTATGCTTCATGCTTGACGGTACGGTACAATCAACGATGTATATTGAGTAGTATATACTACAGCTGGCCTTGGTTAGCAGGGTCAGCGATAGTGCATACCGCACAACCAAGTGTCTTTCCTTGGGAAGTGACACTGTTAAACCAACAAGCAGGGGATACCCTATGTCTACCTCAATACGTAAGAAGTTGATCAGCATGACCAAGCAGCACACTCGACGTTACTATCAGTGGTTCTCTCTCGGTAAACGGGATGGCTTGTGTGGCATGTTGAAGGGAGCCGGAGAGATACCGGGTTACCTCAAGGAAGCTTACTATAATGGGCACACTTACGGGATGTTGATTCGAGGAGAGGGGGAGCTATGAACAAGCTACTAGGTAAGAAAGTCAAAGTTTTGATTGATGGAGATAACAAGCATAACCTCAGCCTAACATGGCATGGTAGGGCAGGTGTGGTTGGGCAGGACGCAGAAGGTGAGTGCTCTGGCGACTATGAGCACTGTGCTTTTGTAGTCTTTACAAGCGGTGCCGCACCATTCTTCCTTGATGAGTTGCGGTACATGAACAATCGTAAGGTGGTGGTATGAAATGGCTAGACTACCTACTCTTTGTGTCGTTGTTTGTTTCAGTGTGGTGTGTGTATCTCTGGTCTACACAGCCCAAGTACGAGGACGGTGTGTATGTCTCTATCACTGATCGTTTATGCAAGATACCTAAGCGGCTGGTCTGTAAGAGAGATAAGCAATCAGCTGATGATCCCTGATGGTAGGGTATCGTTCATCATCATGTTAACTGGCCTTGAGATGGAGGCAATAGAGTTCTATGGACAACATGGGCACTAAGATATTCGTTATCGTTATGAGTGTGGGTTGCCTTGTTCTTATCTTTGGAGGGTACTGATATGGCTAAGAAATTACCAAGACAAATTGAACAGACAAAGAGAGGGGACAGGCTCCAGTTTATACGCCGTACCTTTGATGGTAGGGTATGGTTGGCAGGGGCTGGTGGGAAGA